TAGGATAATTATGCGACGCAGTAACACCTAGCAGGGTGTATTTTTTATGCCCTGCTTTGGTGGGGCTATTTTATAGAGGGTAGGCGTAAAACCCCTACGCCTTTAGAGGCTAGGGGATGTAAGCCCTAATGACCTTTCTGCGTAATGAAGCATTACGCTTAACCGCTGGGACGGCGGGGATAGCCTAATCAATTAGAGTTCGATAGAACTTTGTACTTAGGAATCCACTATGGCTTTAGCCTAGTGGTAGTTCAATACCGGAGGTGAACACATGAACAAAACAGTATTTGAAAAGGCAAACATAACCAAGTGGCACAAGAAGGGGTATACAGGCAAAGGTGTAACCGTTGTAGTGCTCGATGATAGCAGTATGCCACACAAATGGGCAAACGTAGAACTGCCTATCGATAATCACCATGATAGGGTAAACCATAAAACAAATGTGTGTAGTGTGGTTCGTGAGTGTTTGCCGGATGTGCGTATAGTTGCACTTACTTGGTTTAAAGACAAGGATTTAGCAACTGATTGGCTCTATAAGCACAAAGATGAAATTGACATTATCAACTGTAGTTTCACCTCTCATTTTAAAGATGATTTTACTGAACTTGAGAGCCTTAATTTACCAATTATATGCGCATCTGGCAATGATGGTAGAACAAGTGTAAACTATCCCGCTGAACTTCCGTGGACTATTGCTGTGGGTGCGTTTGAAGAATATTTTGATAGGGTTGCGGGCTATTCCAACAAAGGTAAAATGCTTGATTGTGTGGCCTTTACTAATTTGGAAATCAGAAACAGCAAACAGAAGTATTTCACATTTAATGGCACTTCATGCTCTGCACCTGTGGTGTCGTCAATGTTAGGTATTTATATCCAATGGCGAAAAAAGCGGGGATTGCCCAAACTAACTAATGAGCAGGCAAGGGAATTTATACACAAAAACTGTATAGATTATGGCGAAGAAGGCTTTGACGAGGTATACGGTCATGGCCTTTTTGTTTTACCTGACATTTTTGAAGATGGTGATACACAAATGAACAATCCAAAGTACATCATTATACATCACTCAGCAACAACGCAGGGAAGTGCGGAAACATTCCGCAAAGCTCATATGGCCAAAGGTTGGCGTGACGTCGGCTATCACTACGTCATCGGTAATGGAACGTACAGCGCTGATGGCCTTATAGAACCCGGCCGGCCCGAGGACATGGAAGGGGCACATTGTATTGAGCAGGGGATGAATCGCCGATCCGTCGGCATTTGTCTAGTAGGTGACTTTGACCAGGACAAGCCGACAGCTAGGCAGATGGACAGCCTGCTGCCGCTAGCTAGGCAACTGATGGCTAAGTACAGCATCCCGCCAGAACGGGTGCTCGGTCATAGAGAAACCGGCGCAGCAACCAACTGCCCTGGCCGAAACTTCGACATGAAGGGACTGAGGAAGATGCTAGAAGATAAACCTACAACTTTTACCGACGTACCTGCCAACCACTGGGCTAAGGCCGATATTGACACCATCGCCGCTGCCGGTATTATGGCCGGTTATCCCGATGGCCGCTTCGGACCGGACGAACCGGTCACCAGGGCCCAGCTAGCAGCAGTGATAAACAGGATACGGAAATAGATGGAGGGGGAGGTACCGTTGGAGACTGAAATCATAAGAATAGCGGCGACCCAGGGCCTATGGGCAGTGCTGTTCGTATGTCTTTTATTTTGGGTTTTACGGGAAAATGCCAAGCGGGAGGCGGAATATCGGCAGTTTGTTCAGGATTTGACACAAAAACTCAGCATGCTGGAAATTATTGGGCGCGATATCGGGGAGATAAAAACCACTACAAAAAAAACCGAGGGGTGTATCCATTGGATAAAAAACAGGTTGCTCGGAGGTGAACGGGTTGGATCTTGAATTATATGGCATCAGTGCTGTTGTTTTAATTGTGGGCCTGGTGCAACTGGCAAAACAAATTGGTTTTCCGACCAAGTTCGCCGGGGTGCTATCGGTTGGACTGGGCCTGGCTGTAGCCCTAGGTCACGCTTACTTGGTTGAGGAGCTAGCATTCCAAGCAGCAATAACAGGACTGGCGTTAGGGTTATCAGCAGCCGGACTTTATTCGGCAACCAAAAACGCAGTGGAGAAAGATTAGCCGGCGGTTCTCCTCCTTCCCCGGCCCATATATAGCCCCCGGAGGATACAGATGTGCCACAAAACTATGTGGTAATAAAAGGTGGTGATGCGATGTTCAAACGATTTTTCAAACGACAAGTACCTACAGGGCGGATAACTTCGGTTGATAGGTTAGGTGTATTGTCCCCTCACCGGTCACGGAGCACTGATATATTGAAAGAGTTAAGAGAGATTCCTGAAGAGGCCGAAGCAATTAACTTTTTAAGGAAAAAAACCCCAGACGTATCAATGGCAACGTGGAACTTTCTCCGGATGGCCAACCAGGGGCACAAGATGGAGTTTTATTACAAAGGTAAAAGAAATAAGCGCGCAGAAGAAAAGTGGCGTGAATTTGCTGAACGGGTAAACGCAATTTCCAATTCTGGCATGGATGGCCTGATTGATCAAATCCATGCTAGCGCCTTTTTACGGGGCGCGATGGGAGTGGAGGTAGAGATAAATAAAGAGCGTACTGATGTTGTGGATATATACCCTATTATCCCACAAACGATTGAGTGGGAATTGGAGGAGCGTAATGGAAGAAAAACATGGATACCTTACCAGCAACAAATGATGCAAAAGGTGTCTTTGGAGAAAGCAAATTTCTTTTGGGTTCCGGTTGATCCTGATATTGATGACCCAAGAGGGAACTTGGTTATGACACCTGTCCTGTGGGCGATTGACTTCCAACTTCAGATACTACAAGACTTGCAGGCAGTACTCCATCATCAAGGCTGGCCTCGTAATGATATCGTTATTGATCGTGAAGCGTTTATGAAACAGATACCACCTGATTGTAAACACAACCCCGTTAAACAGCAGGCATGGTTCAAAAAAGAATGGGCAAAGATCATAGATATGTTTAGCGAATTAAAACCGGATTCTGATTATATTCATTTTGATGATATAAAAGTGAATATGCAGCAAGGAGGAACTGGAAGAAGTTTAGATGTGAGGGCAATAGATGAGTTAGTAAGTGTTCAAGTATTGAATGGCTTAAAGCAAATGGGTATTCTTACTAACCGTGTAGGCGGGTTGGGGCAGACGGAATCATGGGGTTCAATTACTTTTAAAATATTTTGTGATGGAATAGCGTCAATCCAGCGTGGCTCCAAAAGATTGATAGAGGAAGTAGCCAGGCTGTGGCTCAGAGTAAATGGGATGCAGGGTACGCCAGTATTTACTCACAATGTGGTCGATTGGGAAAATGAGGAGCAGAAGTATAAAGTTCAACTAATGAAACAGGAGTTCTACGCTATTGCCCAGTTAATGAAGTGGGTAGATGGGGATGTATGCGCTCAAGAAGTAATGGGTGTGGAGAAATCGGTCGGTGAGCCGGAGGAGGTAAAAGTAAGTTTCGCGGGAGGGAAAGAAGGTGTACACAACGGCGAGGGTAAACTACAATCGGGTAAGGTGCTACCAATGTGGGGGCGTGATGCATGAACGTGATTTAGGGATAGTGCATGCTTTTGTTTGCCCTAAATGTGGTGCAAGAATATGTGAACATAAGTATGAAGATAAGGCAACTTATGAGAATATGAAAAAGCGGTGGTGATGTGTATGTTTGGAGTTCCGACCCCTGGACAGTTAGAATTAATCAACGAGAAAGCAAAAAGACCTTTATCGAAAGACGAGGTTTTTGTTTTTTCGTCAAAAATGGTGGGCGACAAATTAATTGATAATCGGTTTATAAAATTAGACAAATCGTTATTAGAGGTATTTAGGGATGATGCCGCCGAGGGTAAAGCGCTAATGCTAGACCATCCTTGGGCGGGTTTTGGCCGACCGAAGGCTGCTTATCCCTATGGGAGGACATTCGATTCTATTTTAGTAGAGGGCGATATTGAAGGTGAGGAATGGGCAGTTCATGGTGATTCTTATATAGTTCGCGGTAAAGAAAAGGACGGACTGTCCACCGATGCTATTATAGCGGATATTGAAGATGGTACTTTATTTGATGTTTCTGTTGGGTTTAGTTTTTCCACTAGAGAATGTTCTATTTGTGGTGGCGATATTTACAATTGCAAACACTACCCAGGCGAAGTTTACAATGACAAACTTTGTTATGTGATTGCGAAGCCGCCTGGTTATTTGATGGAACTTTCTCTTGTTTTTGATGGTGCTTACGAAACTGCGGGCGTTTTGTCTGGTAATGGCGAGATTACCGATAGTGGGTTAAGCGTGGTAAGGGATTACAAGAAAGTTGATCCTGGAATTGAATTATTAAACATCTATGGTAAAAACAGACTGATTACCTTGGCGAAGGAGGATAGAAAAACAATGATTGTGAAAGGTGGTGCTAATATGGATGATAAAAAACTTGACAAGAAAGTTACCGATGAGAAGCTGGAAAGTGAAGTTAAAAAAGTAGAGGAGCCCGAGAAAGATACCTTTGTATTGAAAGCTACAGAGGTATTAGGCAAAGAACTGGAGATTGACGAAATTCTAAAACTAGCTAAAGAGGGTATGCAGTACCGCGAAGAACTGATTGAGGACACAATCGCTTGGGGTGTTCGCGCTGAAGGGGAAGCCTTCGCATCTGATGCTTGGAAGCAGATGTTAAGCGAACCGACACGCACAATTGAAGCTATCAAAGCATTCCGCGACCAGTTCAAGGCCAAAGCAGAAGAAATCCCTGCTGGTAGAGTGACTGAACCGAAGCCAAAGGAAGAGAAGAACGAAGTTCCGGATGAATTCTACAAGGTATAACCCCGTAAGGGGATTTTTTAATTAAAGGAGTGATCGCCATATGTTAGAGTTTGAACACATTGGATACAGGGGTGTTACCTACAAAGCGGATGCTGGACTGAAGGCTGCTGTGTTGGCGGCTAAGGCATGGGTAAACGACGGGCGCAGCGCAGTTATAGATAAGGCTGTGGCATTAACCGGTGATGGTGAAGTTGGTTTTGGTACTGCTGGCGACCGTTTATTGGGACGCGTTCATCAGTATGAATTTGATGGACATGCAACCGTACAGGACCAAGGTTACTGCACGCTTCCTGGTAACGCGACTTCCTTCCCTGAAGCCGGGGATTGGGTAGTAGTAGACGGTGCGGGCGGCGTTCAGGTATCTGATGATGGGGAAGTAACCCCGACAGCAGTTCCCACCAATGCCCTAGTGATTAGCTCTGATTCCACTGCTGGAACCGTAGTAGTACGCATTTCGTAAAGGAGTGATGTTTAATGAGTAAGATTGTACTTGATTCCTATATTTACGACAAGGCTAAGAAAGAAAACACCAACCTTTCCACTTACCTAGAAAAAAGATACCCAACACCTGATGGTTGCAAACTAGACGCGTTTGAACGGGCAATGCGAGAAGAAGGAATCATAACTAAATCAGACTTAACAAAAGGTATTCATGCAGATGAAGTGAATGCCTTTTATCGTACCGAAGAAAGCCGCATCTTGTTCCCTGAATTCGTTGCACGTACTGTAAGAGAAGCCATTGCCGAGGATACTATGTTACCCCATTTGGTTGGTGTGACCACTTATATTGATACTGACACCTACCGCACCTTTCATGTGGATGACCAGCCTACCAAGGCTAAGAAAGTGCGTGTAACTGAAGCTGCTGATTTGCCAGTGTCTAAGATTCGCGGTAGAGAACAGGTGGTCAAGCTGTACAAGTTTGGCCGCGCCATTGATATGTCATACGAAGCACTGAGACGGATGAAGATTGATATGATTACACGCCACATTAAACGCATTGCAATTCAGACAGCAAAAGATAAGGTAAACGAAATCTTAACTGTAATTAAAAACGGTGACGGGAACAACAACGCAGCGGCTACCTTTGACCTTGAGGATTTCCTTGCTTCTCCTGCTAGCGGTGCAACAATTTCTTTCAACGCTGAAGTGTTGCTTAGGTTCTTAATGGAATTTGACCCCTTCCCTTGCGATACCTTGATTGCTAGCAAGGAGGCATTTACCAAGCTAGTGTTAGCGGAAATACCAGGACTAAATACTGCCCAACTCTTGCGCTTGCTAGCAACTGGTGTTACCAGCGGGATTACCTTCAATGCTCCGCAAATGCCTTCTGGTGTTGTACGACTGCTATGGCATGAAGGGGTATTAGGGGACAACGAGATTGCTGCTATCAATGCTAAAAATGCTATTGAACAGGTAACAGAAGTAGGTTCTGATATTCAGGAAGCCGATCGCTTTATTAAGAACCAAACTCGTGTATTGACTATTTCCGAGAATACTGGTTACGCAAAAATATTCAACGAGGCAACCAAGATACTTGACATTACCCCAAAGGCGTGATAAGCAATGCAACAAAGGGTTAGGGATAAGTTAGGTGTGCATGAAGCCTACCTCCCTGATGCTGTTATTGCCCAGCCTGATTTTTTAGGATTAGCCGAAGCTATGATTGAAAAAATAACTAACAAAGAAGGGAAATGGAAGGATGCCGCCATTGTTTGTCAATGTGCGGCCCTTCTATGCCCTACTATGGATGCCAGGCTACCGAAAGCAGAGAAAGATTCCTTCTTTCAACGTGAATCATCAATAGATTGGGAAAAACGAAGGAAAGAACTGGAAGAGGAACGGGATATGGCCCTATCCCATATAATTGAAATAGAGCATTTTCGCGGATTTACTATAACGTAGGGGGGATGGATATGTCGTATGCAGGTACATTCTTAAAAGCGGCAGGCCATCCCTGCACTGTCCTAAGAGACCCGCCGGTTGAATCCTTTGTCAGTAAGAGGAAAGCCTCTCGTTCCATTCAAAAAGGCGAGTTTTTTTGGGAAGGCTTAATCCTGGCTGATTCCAACTTGAAAAGTGGTGACATATTTCAAGTTGGAAATACAAAGTATCTTACTCATTATGTTAACAATAACTCTGGGGAATTATCGTGGTTTGCAGTTAAGGTGAATGTGGATTTTACCGCCAAAAGACTCACATCAATAGTGGACGAGGAAGGCAATGTTAGAGAAGAGTGGCAAGTAGTTGCGGAGGGTGTTGGGTTTGGCGAAGTGGTTACCGCTGCTTTACGACAAGCTGACCCAGGATTATTGTCATCAACTAAACTAATCTTACAAATACCTAAGAGTCATCAGATTAAAAAGATGGACAGGGTTGTTATTAATGAGGATTATCAGGTAGATAGCGTTGATAATATTTTAGTAAAGGGCATAGCACGGCTGCAACTAGCGGAGGATTTGAGGCCATGATAGGTTTTGATGCAAATAGGTGCATTAGAGATTTGCATAGGCACTTAGTAAGAACCATGGAGGATGTCCAAGAGGAATTACTAAACGAGATACACAGTGGTACCAAGCATAAGACAGATTGGAAAAAAGGCGAGATTGAAGAATTTGTTGGCATGATTACCGCACATATAGTTGGTGGTGGCTGGGCAGTAATGGATGAATGGGGCCGTGGTTCTAAGATGGATACCACGAATCCTGAACTACAAGAATATATCAAAAGTGTATACTGGAACCCACTTCGACGCGATTTAAAGATAAGAGGCCGGCCAGCTGGAACCTATGTTGATATTTTTGGNAACATAAGACATTCAAGCGGTAAAAGGGCAGGNCAAGTGTTGGAGGAAACAAAGGGATATGAACCATGGGAACCCTCAAGAGCTATGCGAACAGCAATTCAGGTAATGAAAAAAGGTAGGTTTAACGAAATAGTTCAAAAGGCAGTAATGGAGTTTCCGTGGCGAAAATACCTGAAGATTAAGGGGTGATGCCGTTGCTTGATTTTTACCAAGACATCACAGAANTATGGCAGATAATCCGCCGCGATGAAGAGGTACTGGNCTTGATGGATTTATCCGGTGAGGCAATGGAGAAGAAGGTAACGGATTATATCAAAGAAAACCCCAATACTGATCCCGCAATGGCAAGAAATATTATCATAGCACAAAGCATAATCAAAAGAAGTCAGTGGGAAGGGTTAGTGGATGGAAAAAGAATATGTATTTACTATCGGCCCTTTAGGATGGTGAAAAACGAAACAATATGTGAGCAGATAGTAGAAATTGACATCCATGTTCCCGCAGTACAAGAACAAGCGGCATACCGACTTTTAACCCGAATTAAAGACTTAATCCATGACAGAAAGATAAATGGTAAACGTTACTATCTAGAGATGCCCTTGGGCGAATTAGCAACTGCTCAGGGTTTTTTATGTGTAGGGCTGCGTTTTCGTAGCTACCCATTAATTTAAGGAGTGATACTTTATGAGACCAGTCATATTTAGGAAAGCAGGAAAAATAATGTTGGTGCGCTATAGTGCGGATGGAACATTAAGGTATGATAAGGACACTATTCTTTGCAATGTAGGTAAAGTAACATCTATTGCCCCATCAACCACTCAAAACACATCAACTTTAACTGATGGTAATTCTGATTGGGATATGCACTTTGACACCACTAAGGCAGGGCAACTGACAGTTACGATGGCAACGTTCCAGCCAGAGTTGTATGCGGCATTAATGGGTGTTGAAACAGAGGAAACAAAAGGAGACACTTTTTGGGTTGCCGATGAGGGGCATGTTGTAGATGATGATGGTGAAATAAAACTTGACCATGTACCTGCTGAAGATGGAGTCATGGTTGTTAAGTTTGAGGATGGTAGTGAACCCAGCGGGACTATTACCCCCAGTCAAACTCTGTCAATTGGTGAAGGCGATGCTGGCAAAACAGTTTTTGTAACCTATGAAGCTGAAACAGAAGGCGGCATTGAGTTTGGTTTACCGGAAAGTGGATCACGACCTGCGCTTCATGTCATAGTTACTGGTGAGGCGGAGTCTGACGATGGAGCAGCTGTATATGATGTCAATATCTTAATTGACAAATGTAAAGCTACCGGTGATGTTGCTTCACCTACAATGCAGAGAGAAGCGCAAAACTGGAGTTTTACCTTACAGGTATTACAACCAAGGCCAGGAAAGCGAGCTGTGGGTTATAAGTTCCTTCCGCGAACAGTAGGTAGCGGAGTTACTGGTGATATGTATAGTTTTTAGAGGAGGGTAATTGATGGGCAAGGAGGTAACGCCGCTATCAGTAATGACGGGTAGCGGCACTTCTTTTTCTGCTAAAGGAAAAACATATAAGGTAAGGCCAATGACGTTAAAAGAAGCAGTAGAGTTTGGGAAGGCTAATTTATCTGTTCATGTACAATTACTTAACATGGTGAACGAGGAAGCGAAAAAAGAATTGGACAAGTTTCTCAAGGCGTGCATTACTGATGGTGATAAACCTGTTTCACTTAAAAAAGCGATGGAGGATGGTTGGGATTTAGCTGATCTTCAGACAGCAGTAGAGTTAATCTGTAAGTTGGGGGGCTAAAAGAGGCTTCCACTGAAGAGGAGATGGATTGGGGGCAAGTTTATACATTCCTGATTGCCCATACATCCCTAACTGTCGAAGACATAAGTAACATGACCATTCCTCAAGTGGAAGCCATTTCAAAAAACCTTGTCCGTGAGATTGGATTGAAACTAGGTATACCAATTGAAGAGAAGGAACCACAGAAAGCCACGGTTAGTTCTATCGTGGCTCTTTGTGATGCATTTAATTAGGAGGGAGGTTTGCATATTGGAGAGAGAAATGCCATTAGCTAATTTACAAATTAAATACCCAATAGAGGGAGCTAAACAGTTTGCAACCTCCCTGGAAGAAGTAAATAAGCGTATCGAAGAATTAAAAAGAAGTGCTCAAGGATTAGAAAAAGAATTAACCGGCATATTCAAAGATGCTACACAAGGCGTACAGGAAATAGCAAAATCTACGGCTGTTGGTATTACTGGCAACCTAGAAAAACAACTAGCTAATCTAGATGCAAAACTAGCGCAAGTAGCAGCTAGGGCTAAGCAGCTTGGTGTTAGGGTTCCAGGTTTACAAGAGCATCACCAAATGGTGAAATCCTTGAGGGACGCAGGAGTAACAGCCAAAGAATTGACCAATGAACAAGAAAAGGCGGTAAGGGCAGCGCAAAATTTTGCTGATATTCATGAGCAAAACATACGAACAATAAGGGCCGAAACAGACCTTCAGCGACAAAAGAAGGAACTTGATGAAATGGCGGCCTCCACTGCCGAAAGAACACTACAAGCTAGAGCGCAGGCCACGCGAGAAGAACAAGTGGCGTTAAAGCAAACGGAGGTTACACTAGAACGATTAAGTACACAACTGTCTACTATGGAAACACGCCTTCGCGGACGCGGGAAAATGGACACTGTTTACGGTGAGGCGTTAATTGGCCATAAACGTGAAATTGAAGCCATACTAGAGAAAATACGGTTAAACCAACAGTTAACAGCGACCGAACAAGAACGAGTTAAAAACATAATACACAACGCAAGAATATCCATTGAGCAAGCCAAACAGGTTGAAGTTGAGGCAAAAAGAATGGCTCGTTCATCGGAAACATTTTGGGAGCGGCGTGTAGGATGGTTTATAGCTGGGACTGCGTTCTACGGCTCCTTGAAGGCGTTTAGAGACACGTTAAAGACTATTGGAGACGTAGAGATGGGTATGATTGAAATCGACCGTGTAATCGGCGATACTACTGCTTCTATTGATGAAATGCGAGACTCGCTTTTGAAAACAGCCAAGGATTTCGGAACTTCTTTTGAACAAACACAGCAAATTGCTTTGCGATGGGCACAAGCGGGTTATAGTGTAGTTGATACATTAGAGTTGACGAAAACATCATTACTGGCATTAAACACAGCGGAATTGAATGTAGAACAAGCTACATCTGGTTTAATTGCTATCATGGCCCAATGGAATATTGAGGCTAGTGAATTACTACCTACATTTGACAAAATAAGCAAAGCGGCAGACAACTACTCCATCACGGCAACTGACTTGGTGGCGGGTTTGGGTAGAGCAAGTGGAGCTGCCAAGGTTTTAGGTATGTCGCTGGAAGAAACTGTAGCTGTCTTAACAGTAATGAGAGAAGCCACCGGCAGAACAGGGAAAGAAGTGGGTAATGCCCTTAACTCAATACTGTCATTTATTCAACGGACTAAGACTATTGAACTGTTTGAAGCAGAGGGAATTCAAGTGTGGGCTGATGAGGCACGCTCTAGTTTTAGAAATGTGATTGAGATTTTTGATGATATGGCTGCCAGATGGCCTCAAATGACACAAGCTACGCAAGATATGTTCGTTGATAGTGCGCAAGCGGCAGGGTTATACACAGAAGAATTGGCTGATGTTATTGGGGCTACAGAAGAATTTACTGATGCCCAACAGAGAGACCTAGCACAAGCTACAGCAGGGATTTACCGGCGTAATTACCTATTGGCCTTACTTCAGAATTGGGGACGCGTACAAGATGTCTTGACGGTTCAAGAGGATGCCCTAGGGTATTCGTTAAGTAAAAACGAGCAAGCGATGGAAACTTACCAAAAACAAGTGGAACAGTTGCGAGTAGAAATAACTCGTTTACAGGTGGCTTTGGGTGATTCCGGCTTACTCGGAATTATGGTTAAGCTAGTTCAAACAGGGACTTATGCTTTTGAGTTGTTAAACAGATTATCCCCACCAGTAAAAACCATGATAGTGCATGTGGGTGCTATAACAAGCGCACTACTTGCTCTTCAAACCGTTATGCGTACTTTATCCCTTGATGTAACACTCCTCAAGTCAGGGGCGGCAATCAAGGATGCAGCCCGTGAAGTGAGAACACTTAAACAGGTACTGACCGGTGCTCAGGCTGCACTGGCAGCATTTGTGTCCGCTAATGCGCCAATGCTAATAGCGATAACCACAATAGCAGGGGCGTTAACGGTTTATAACGAAATAAGTCGTACCAATGAAGAAATGTTGCGACAATCTAAAATGGCCTCAGCGTTGGTTGATGAATACGATAAATTGACTGCTAGGTTAGGTGAGCTAGAGAAGGGGACAGAGTCGTACAGGCAAAGCAATGCGCAGTTACACAAACTCCAGAAGGAAATATTACGCGAGTTCCCCCAACTATGGGAAGAGAGCGGGAATGTTAATATTGAAAAACTAAGGGAAATGTCTCAAGCACACAGGAGATTAGAAGAAGAAGCAAAAGCAGCTAGAACTGCTATGGAGCAACTTAGGGAAGAATTTAATAAAACCGCTAAAACTATTACCGACCAGATCAACAAGCATGAACGCCACAAAGAACTGTTAAGGGATTTGGTTAATAGGTACGTGGAGATTAAAGATACTATAGAAGCGCAAAATCAAACAGAAGTAGAACTAGCCCAAAGTAAAAAAGACTTAATCAGCATAGAAGATGCATTGATAAACATAATTGGGAGAGAAGGATTTGCCAGATTAAAAGCAGCAGGATTTGCAAAAGAAGCTATTGAGATTGAAATTAGGGCTATCAACAAGCTAATTGAAGAGCAGCGGGAGCTAGAACAGCTAGCTATTGAGGGGCAGCAAAGACAAACACGTGCGCACATCAATGAAACAAGGAAAAGAATTAACAACATGGAAAAAGAACTACAAGCTATACGGATAATGGCTCGGGCATACGAGGGTTTTCCGCTTCAAAAAGGTAGACTTGTTGGTGCTGGCGTTGAACGGCATACTTCTGCACTATGGGGCAGGGCGGGGGAAATACANGCCGCAATAGAGGAAGAGGAAGAAAGTTTAAGAAAAGCCATAGAANATNTTNATACTCTAAATGAGGAGATGGCTAACCTCTTAACGAGCACCAGTAAGGCTGCTGGCGGTGTGAGCGAATTGGGCGGAGGCATGGAGAGCCTAAGCGGAGGCATGGAAAGACTGAGTGATATTATTCGTAAATTCATCGATTCTGTTGCAGAGGCTTCAGAGGCTATTGGGATTCAGAATGAAGAATTACAGCGCGCAATTGAACTTGTTGAGGCGCGGATAGATTTCTTTGGACGTGAAAAAGCTAGATATGATCANCAGTTAAGGGCCAACCGTGAGCAAGTTGCCGTCCTAGCCCTACTTCGTGAGAAACAGAAGGGCATCCATGAGGAAGCGGAAAAAACCAGAGAGGCCATTGCAAAGCTGGAGGCACGTCAACGAACACTAAATCTTTCTAGCGAAGAAGGGAAGAAGGCTTTTTCTGATTTGAGAAACGAAATAAAGAACTTAAAAGGANAGGTAAACGAGTTAAGCATTGAATGGTGGAAATTGCAAGAGATTATTGATGATACCGGTTTGAGTACTAAAGAATTGGAGCGACAAGCAAGAGAGCGGCATATTGATATTACNCAAACTAAGTATGATCACTACAGAGGNCTAGGANCACCGGAAGGGTGGATGCAGGCTGAAATATTGCGACAACAATTACTAACTAAATTAGCGGNAAAAACAACTGATTTACAGCGAAGAAGCTCTGAACTAGGGATAGAAATTGACAAGCTTCGCCGCGAGAATGAGACGTTAAACNCCACTATCCAGGAACAATCTGACAAAATACGGGTTAACAATGCCCTTATTAATGAGTGGGANAAGCAACAAGCGGAATTAACAACTCAAATATACCAAACCAAAAATGTTGTAAACGAGCTAAACTCCGAGACACACCTATTAAGTGGNCATGCAACAGCAATGGTGAACCAGATTCAAAGTAGTGTAAGAAGCGGTCTTATTTCATTAGAGCAATCATTGCAGTTACTTGACACTTTAGAGCAGCAGGCAAGCTCTTTCGATAGCCTTGTTAGCCTTCGTGGTGAGATATTGGCGAAAAAATGGACAACCATGCTAGAAGATGAATTAGCAAGAGCGAAAAAGATATACGAACAAAATATTAAGGATTTGGATGATCAAATTAAGCGGGTGAACAACCGTGCTGAAGCACAGATAGAAAGCATCAATAAACGTATAGAAACAACTAGGGATGCATTGAAAGAAGAACTGGAACTCCTCCAAGAAATGCTAGATGCTCTAGATGAGGAGGAGAAACATGATGAACGCGAAAAGGCCACAGAAGAACACAATCGCACTATAAAGGAATTAAATGACAATCGCATCTGGTATGTATTGAGGGGCGAAGAAAAATACGCCTTCGAGATCGCTGCTATCGATAAAGCCATCCTAGACGAACGTAAGCGCTGGGGAGAGCAGTTGAGGAAGTGGGAGTTAGAAGATGAAAGAGCGCGCATTAAGGACTTAATGGATGCTGCTAAGGAACGCGCACAAGTTCGTGAGGATGATTTAAGGGATGAAATTGACCACGTTAAAGAACGGCAAAAAAACCAAATTGAATCGCTACAGGAAGAAAAAGAGAGATTGAAACAGCACTGGGATGATAAAGAAGAGGGTGTTCGAGCCATCATGCGTAAAGGGTTAGTCAACACTCTAGCAGAGATGGCGGCGAAAGACCCTGATTTTCTAGAGCGTGGCCAATCTTTGATGCAAAATTTAATAGCCGGTATCAGTAGTCAAAAGGCCAGCTTGCAAGCAGAAGTAAATGCTATTAATCGCATCATAGATCAGATTCAACGGGCCGAGAGTAGAAGGATAGAGCAAGAAATTAGAAGTGGCCCTAGTCATGATCCGTATGCTAGTTCAGAAGCATTACTGAGAGCAAAAGAAGAGTATGACCGTGCCAAGGCTCGTGGTGATGAAGCGGGAATGAGAGCAGCACATGATAAGGCAAATGCAATTAGAGAATCTTCTCCTACACTAGACCCTGACAACACGAAAACCGCCGATGAGTTAAGAGAGGAAATTAAGAAAAAGAGGGGTTACGCATTAGGAGCTTATTTGCGTGGGCGAGTACAAGAGGTAAGGGGAGCAACTTTACATGAATACGGTGAGGCGGGGGACGAAGTAATACTACCACTAAGTAGGGCTGTCCCTGTCTTATCAGAATCCTTAATGATAGCAATTAAGAAATTGCAAATACCGCAACCGGAAACCCATGGGCTTGAAATCGCGCTAATAAAGGGATTAAGGGAGTTAGGTGGCAAAATTCCAAAACAAATCACAGTAGTGGCGCAAATTGACAGTGAGGCGGTAGCAACTAAAACCATTCCCCTACTAGGGAAACAGACCAGACAGTCAATGAGAAGGTGGTGAGATTGTGGTAGTAATTATAACACCCCGTGGCGGAGAAGTATGGGGAGCCAAGCATGTTATTTCGTGGTATCCCCAGGAGGGAAATATAACTTATGATGTTGAGTTTTCCCATAATGATGGTGGAACTTGGAAGGTTATTGCTTCAAAAATAACAGGCACTTCTTATACGCACGACTTCAGCGATGAGCCGGATTCTGATTTATGTTTAATTAGGATTCGTTCTCATAACGGTTGGGTGTATGGGCCTTATGGGTATTCCAACAGGTTTAGCATTAAACACAATCTCCCACCCACCAAGCCAACAAACCTGCAACCATCAAGTATTCTAGTGGATTGCAGTCAAGTGATAAGGTGCAGTTGGCGGCATAATTCCCCTTATGGGGGCGAACAGAGTAGGTTTGACTTGTTCTATTCACGAAACCAAACAACATGGAACCAAATATCACGAACAACACCGGATCAATTTTATTATTTCCCTGCCGATTTCTTTACTGATGGCGAAAAAGTGTATTGGGCTGTTCGTACCTTTGATCAATACGATGTAGCTAGCCCTCGTTCCGATCAAGCTGCTTTCACCACCGCTAAGCCGCTTGGGGTTCCGTTAATACTAGAACCTATTGATACAATTCCCATCTCAAGACCCAACATCCTATGGTCTGCCCCAGGGCAAACTTCGTACCAAGCGCAAGTCTTGTTGGGGCAAGAAGTTGTTTGGGATAGTGGGGAGGTAGTAGGGGCGGCGCAATCTGTCCAGGTAGGTGAGGATTTAGAGAATGGGAAAACCTACACCTTTCGGGTTCGTATAAAAACGGATGCATGGACCGACTGGGCTACCACAACACAACTTGTCGCCTATACACCGCCAGCGCAGCCCAGTTTGTCCCTAACCGAAGGCAATGGGTACGTAGAAATAAAAACAATCAATCCTACACCAGCGCAACTAGAGGTGCTTTATAATAGCATTTACCGGCGTGAACAGGGTAGTTGGGTACGAATAGCAACTAATATTTTGTCCAACGGAAGATACAGGGATTACAATGTTGCTGCAAATACTGAGTATGATTATAAAATCAGGGCGCATGGAATTAACGGAACCTCAATTGAATCAGAGGCACGTAAAGCAAGAATATCTATTCGTGGCATATGGATACACAGCGTGAAGGACAATACTTCTGTTAATATACCCTATAACAGAGATATACGAACCACATGGGAGCCGACCAAGGGGTTGCACTCCTTTGTTGGTAAAACATTTCCTTATGTGGAGTTTGGCGAACATGAGCACTTATCTTATGAAGTTACCATTACTACGCCGGATGAGGAAGATAAAACCTGGTTTCCGAGATTGCAATCTTTGNTTAAGCGAAAAGAAATNCTTTGTGTGCGTGACTATCGTGGCCGTAAAGTGTTNGGGGTTCCGGAATCGTTTGATGAATCGCAGTTGTTCTTTGGTAATGAAATTCCCTTGAGGATTACTGCTGTTGATTATAGCGAGGTGGTATGATGCTATTTCGCTATGAGCTACTAGATCAAAATAATCAATACAAAGGGGAGNTAGACAATATAGTATCGGCTTCTATTAGCTATGACGCCGAGGCGGAAATAAAAAGGACTGCCAAGTTTGAGCTGATAGAAAAGAATATTAAGCGTATTAGAGATAGGGTTGTTGAATTGGAGGATGAGTTAATCCACAATATTTGGGAAGGGGAAAATGTTGTTTCCACGGATGCACTAAGACTGGCTCCTTCCCCAAACTTGTGTCCTCCGTTTGAGCAATGGTTTTTGAGAGGAAACGCTGAGGTTACAGATGGCGTTTTAGACTTGAAGGATTATACCGCTGTCGCTGAAAGTCCTTTAATTGAAGTAGATGGTGATTTTGTTTTTTCGGCTGATTATTTTAGTGATGTTGTTGGGCCGGAACCGTGGGAGGTTGATTATCCCTATTATGTAAGACGGGTTGAAATAGTGTACTACACAGAGGAACTTGAGACTATTTCAACACCATTAACTTACTTTAATCAAACGGGGTTTAACTGGGTATATACCAACATATCCCCTCGGCAATTGGCTATTCAAACACAAGACAAATTGCATTCCCCTTCTCCTTTAGGTGCATGGGAGAGAGGGATCAACAGGAGTGGTAAGAAGGCGAAGTATATTAAGATAATCTTCTCTCTTGATGCCAATTGGACTCCTTCAAAGTGTAGTATAAGGAAGCCGATGCTAGCAAAAGGAATTACAAGATATATGCCTTATGGCGGGTATTTTGATATTGGAACTGCTGAAGCATCAATTCCTAAGCCTAAGGTGGGAGTGATAAGAGATACTGTTATTCAGTGGGATGGTTCGGAACCTGCTGGAACCAAACTAAAAATTGAGGTGACCGATGGCACAGAGTGGGTTGAGTGTACCAATGGTGGGAATATTCCTTACTGGGATCGAGGGGTAAACACAGAAGAAATAGATTTAAAGTACAGGGTAACTTTAGAGGGTGCAGAGAATACTCCTTCCTTGAGTGAAATAAGTCTATGGTGTGATGGTTACGGGAAGGAATCCTACATTGAGATTGAAACTGACAATATCCATTATCCCAGCGATAGAATTAAGCCCTACATGATAGAAAAAACTCCTGACCGTGAAGAAATTGTGGAAGCTGAATACAACATAATTCACGAAGGGGTTAATTGGCGTAGAGGTAGCCTTGTTCATACCGTAGCCCCTGATTCTTTAGAGTTAGCACCAAGCCCGAATATCTGTCCTCCATTTGATGAATGGACGCTGACTAACGCACAAGTGCAAGATGGAATTTTGCGGTTAAATGGATATGATTCAAAAGCAGAAAGCCCGTTGATTACTATGGAGGAGGATTTTACCTTTTCAGCAGACTTTTTCAGCGAGGAAGGTTCTAGCCCCTGGGAATTGGGTTATCCGTATTTCGCGGCTAAAATTGATGTTGTGTACTATGCCGAACAACACGATACCATCAGCACTCCCTTAACACTATTCAACCAAACAGGCTTTAATCGAATTAGAACCAATGCTGTATTAAAAACAATGGCTTACTCGACCAAGGATACTTTCCATAAGCCCTTTCCCTTGGAGGAATGGAAGCGCGATCGAATAACTGGTAGAAAAGCTAGATATGCCAAAATCGTTCTTTCCCTTGATCCTGACTGGACGCCTTCTACTATGAATATTAAATCCCCGATGATAACCACCACAGGGGAATGGAAGGAGTTTATGAAGGACTATCGGCTACGTGGCACGGCAGAGATTGTGTTACAAAAACCCTATGTGGAATCCATAAAATCTTCCTTGATTGAGTGGGAAGAAGAAGTTCCCGATAAGACTAATTTGCAAGTTCACGTAAGTGTTGGAACAGGCTGGCGAAGATGTGAGAACGGGGAGGCTATCCCGTACCTAGGTTCTGGTGTAAACCTTGAGGATACCACTATAAGGTATAGAGTGACGTTAACGGGTGATGGGTATGTAACGCCAAAACTAGATCAGTTGAAAATGTATATTGATGGCTATAGAAAAATAATTATCCCTGGCGAAGAAATTAAAACCCCGTTGGGGGTATTTTTATTATCTACCCCAACTAGGACAATAGACGAGGCTGGTGTGATTAAGAGAAATATTGAAGCCTATGATCAATTACTGGTTTTACAAGAAGATAAGACCACGGGAACATTCTTAATTGAGGCTGGAACTAAGTTTACGGATGCTATTAAGAACATCTTAACGGTAGCAGGGATAACACACTACAATATAACTGATACCGATTTAGAGCTACCCGTGGATCGTGAATGGGAAGGCGGAACATCAAAGTTAGAAATTATCAATGAATTATTAGAGGCGATGAATTACCAGCCTTTATGGTTTGATGCTGAGGGTTATGCTATTGTTCGGCCATATGAGCGACCGGATGTAAGATCGGTTGAGATGACTTACAGGGATGATGAAGAGGGTGTATTCTTACCAACAATGGAAGAAACATACGATTTCTTCAATGTTCCTAACCGATTCGTTTTAGTGGTATCTGAACCGGAAATGGATGAGATAAAAAGTATTTACACTAACGAAAACCCTGATTCCCCAACATCTACAGTAAGTAGAGGAAGGGTAATTACGGAATATAGACAGGTCGAAGCACCAGATAAGGAAACGCTAGATTCTTTAGCGGAGCGAGCTGCCTACGAAGCATCACAAGTCTATCAAGAAGTGAAAATGGAAACCAAGATCATACCAACTCATTCTCACAACAATATGGTTAGATTAGAGTATAGGAAATTAGGTATAGCCAACAACTTCGAGGAAACGGCATGGAGCTACGACTTAGAAGCGGGTGCAACTATGAGCCATACCTTGCGAAGAATAGTGCCAGTTTAAGGAGGGGTAATGTGTTTCTAGACAATTTAGCTCATTTGATTGATAAGCGGATAAAAGAGAAATCAAAAACAAACCCCTTTGTCCGGCTAGGAACCGTTAAGGGGAGGAAAGGCAATGCGCCGATTATTCGGTTTGACGGCGAAGAAGCCCCTTCCGGTAAAGGTTATCCCTGTTCTTCTGGTTACTATCCTGAGATTGNNGACAGGGTATGGCTGATAAAGATTGGCCNGACGTGGGTTGTAGTGGATAAGATTGGTGTGGGTGGGAGTATCATTCCCCCTGTTGGCGCAATAGGCTTACAATACCACTGGGACGGCACCAGACTGGGTATTAAAAGGGAAGACGATGATGAGTATACCTACGTTGATCTAGAAGGCCCGCAGGGAATACAGGGCCCTCCGGGGGAAAAAGGAGATCCCGGGGCAAAAGGGGACAAGGGCGACCCAGGTGCCAAAGGGGATAAAGGAGATAAAGGCGACAAAGGCGATAAGGGGGATAAACCTGCCCATGGATGGAGTGGAACCCAACTCAGGTTTGAAAACCCAAATGGGAGCTGGGGGTCTTATGTGGACCTCAAAGGGCCCAAAGGGGATAAAGGTGAACCTGGCCAGCCTGGGCAACCCGGGACTGATGGCGTGGGGCTTGAGTACACATGGCAGGGCACACAGCTTGGTATCAAGCGTGAGGATGAGGCTCTATACAATTATGCCAACCTGAAGGGAGATAAAGGCGACAAAGGGGACCAGGGAATACAGGGCCCTCCGGGGGAAAAAGGCGCAGACGGAAAAGATCTTGAATTCTCTTGGGACGGAACACGCTTAGGCGTTCGCCGGGAGGGGGATGCGGCCTACCAATACGTAGACTTAAAAGGCGAAAAGGGCGATGTTGGGCNTCAAGGAAAGTCCCTGGAATTTTCGTGGAACGGCACACAGCTAGGAATCCGAGCAGAGGGCGACAGCGTATATCAATACGTTGACTTGGAAGGTCCACAGGGGCCAGAAGGTGCCCAAGGGCCGAAAGGTGATAAACCCGCCCATCAATGGGTAGGAACGCAACTCCAATTTGAAACCCCCGCGGGTGTATGGGGAACACTTGTAAACCTTCAGGGACCGCAAGGGGAACAAGGCCCTCAAGGCATACAAGGTCCCAAGGGAGACACGGGGCCAAAAGGCGATACGCCTGCGCACAGATGGGTAGGCACAACTCAGGTACAGTTTGAGAATCCTGATGGTACATGGGGAGATATAATTGATATTAGCCCCGAATGTATCAGGATTCACCAAGAACACTTTATTGTTCAGCCTGGGCAAACAGTATTCGAGCTTACTAAAGGTAATTATAGGCCAGGCACAAACTCGCTTTCATGGTTTATGCACGGCATGAAGCAAGCAAATTATGCACTAAGAGAACTAAGCCCTACTAGCTTTGAGATACCAGGGATACCAGAAGGAGCAGAAATTACTGTTGAGTATATCGAAATAGTAAACGTAACCCTTGGTCTTAAACCAGATCATCAATGGATAGGTACACAGTTGCAATTTGAGGCACCAGATGGCACATGGGGAACACTTGTAAACCTTCAGGGGCCGAAGGGAGATAAGGGTGACCCAGGACCGAAAGGTGACAAGGGGGATAAAGGCGATATTGGACCAAGGGGGCCACAAGGTGAGCAAGGGCCTAAGGGTGATAGGGGTGACATAGGACCTCAAGGTCCGGCCGGGAAATCCGTAGAGTTTGTGTGGGACGGCACCAGACTGGGTATTAAAAGGGAAGACGATGATGAGTATACCTACGTTGATTTAGAAGGCCCACAAGGGAAATCAATAGAATACAGCTGGAATGGCACACAACTTGGAATTAGAGTTGAAGGTGAAACATCATATCAATATGTAGATTTGAGAGGA